CTGATCTCGGAGATTGATGAGCGACCTGATGAGGATGCTGATTGCATTCTTATCAATCCCAAACGTATTCTTGGGTTTGCACCAGAGTGGAAACTTGAGAATTTTATTCCATTTACTTATCAGAAGCAAATCCCTATCAGGTCTTCTGATATTCTGACTATCGTAGATCCTATGGATAGTCTTCTTACTGTGTACCGTGTCGCTACTGCTTGATGGATTTCTATACTAATGTTGCCGTTATTAATGATACTATTTTGTATCGTGGATTTGATGGAGGTGAGCGGGTTGAGCGTCGTGAAGAGTTTTCACCAACTCTTTACGTCCCATCCAAAAAAGAAACCAAATACAAAACTCTTGAAGGCAACTATGTAGAACCAGTCAGGTTAGCTAACATCAAAGATGCGAAGGAGTTTGTCCAAACCTATGAGTCTGTGGACAACTTCACGATTTATGGTAATACGAAATATCTGTATCAATATATTCTGGATAAGTATCCAAAGGAAGTAGATTACGATTTCACTAAACTCAATATCATGTCACTTGATATTGAGACTACATCAGAGAATGGGTTTCCTAGTGTCGAAGAAGCACGGGAAGAAATTCTTTGTATTACAGTGAAAGATTTTACTAGCAAGAAGATCATCACTTGGGGATGTGGTGAGTTTGAGAACTCACGCGATGATGTTCATTACATCTATTGTCAAAACGAACGTGAACTCCTGATGAAGTTTCAGGAGTATTGGGTTCAGAAGACTCCTGATATTGTGACTGGATGGAACGTCAAGTTCTTTGACATGCCATTCATCTGTCGTCGTATGGATCGTGTGCTTAGCATGAAGCACATGAGAGCACTGTCTCCATGGAACTCTGTGCGTGAGCGTGAACTCCATGTTCGTGGACAGAAGAAGATCTACTATGACATCATCGGTGTATCAACACTAGACTATTATGATCTATATCAGAAATTTACTTATACCAACCAGGAATCATATCGCCTAGATCATATTGCTTTTGTTGAACTTGGTCAGCAGAAGTTGGATCATAGTGAGTTTGAGAACTTCCAGGACTTTTATCGCAACAACTGGCAGAAGTTTATTGAATACAACATCCATGACGTAGAACTTGTGGACATGTTGGAAGATAAGATGAAGTTGATTGAACTTGCTGTCACTATGGCATATGACGCAAAGGTAAACTTTGAGGATGTGTTCTTCCAGGTTCGTATGTGGGACAGCATCATCTATGATGCCCTGACACAGGAGAACATTGTCATTCCTCCTAAGACTGAGAGTACAAAAGATCAGCAGTATGCTGGTGCTTATGTTAAGGAACCTACGCCAGGTGTTTATGATTGGGTGGTCAACTTTGACCTTAACTCTCTGTACCCGCACCTTATCATGCAGTACAATATCTCCCCTGAGACCCTCCTAGATGACCGTGTGAGCGGCATTAACGTGGATAAACTACTCAACCGCGAGATTGATACAAGCACCCTTGAGGGCGTTACTATCTGTCCTAATGGTACTTTGTTTACCACAGAGAAGCAGGGATTCCTTCCTAAGTTGATGGAGAAGATCTATACCGAGCGTACTATCTACAAGAAGAAGATGCTCAAGGCGAAGCAAGAGTATGAGAATACTAAGGATCCTCAACTTATTAAAGATATCGCCAAGTTTAATAACATCCAGATGGCACGAAAGATTCAATTGAACTCTGCTTATGGTGCCATCGGTAATGAATACTTTAGGTACTTCCGATTGGAGAATGCTGAGGCAATTACTCTGTCGGGACAGTTGTCAATCCGTTGGATTGAGAATAAAATGAATGAGTACCTCAATAAAATTTTAAAATCTGGTGATAAAGATTATGTCATTGCTGTGGATACTGATTCCATCTATCTTGATCTGGGTGATCTGGTCAAGAATGTATTCAAAGGAGGAACGCCGCCTGATGAGAAGGTTGTCAATTTCCTTGATAAGATCTGTAAGGTGGAACTTGAGACTTATATTGAAAGTTGCTACCAAGAACTGGCGGAGTATGTAAATGCTTATCAGCAGAAGATGGTCATGAAGCGAGAGAACATCGCCAATCGTGGTATCTGGACTGCGAAGAAGCGATACATTCTCAATGTGTGGGACAGTGAAGGTGTCCGCTATAAGGAACCGAAGATGAAGATCATGGGACTTGAAACTCAGCGTTCTTCTACCCCCGCATACTTTAAGGACAAACTTCTTAAAGCATATAAGATCATGATTGAAGGAAACAATGACGACATGATTGATTTTATCTCTCGTATTAAATCAGATACTAAGAAGCAAAGTTACCTAGATATTTCTTTCCCGAGAGGATGTAATAATCTTGATACTTACCGAAGTTATTCAGAGATTTATAAGAAGGGTACACCTATTGCTGTCAGAGGTTCACTATTGTACAATCACTATCTCAAGCAGCATCGGATTACTAATAAGTTTCCTCTTATCCAAGAAGGGGAAAAAATCAAATTCATCTACTTGAAGACTCCTAATCCCATTGGAGAGAATATTATTTCATTCTTTAATACTATTCCGAAGGAGTTTGGTCTTGACAAGTATGTGGATTACACCAAGCAGTTTGAGAAGTCTTTCTTAGAACCTCTCAAAAATGTGCTAGACTGTATTGGTTGGAAGCATGAGCGCACTGGTTCACTAAGTAGTTTCTTTTCTTAATTATGAGTTTTCTTAACAACGTTATCAAGGAGTTAGACAATGAATTTGCGTCAATCGTTGATGAAGGCATCGCCGCAGGGGATTGTAGTTCGTTTGTGGACACTGGCTCTTATATCCTCAACGCTTTATGTAGTGGCAGTATTTTCGGCGGTCTCCCACAAAATAAAGTCACTGCCCTCGCAGGAGAGTCCAGTACAGGTAAAACCTTCTTCGCCCTCTCAATTGTAAAGAATTTTCTTGAGCAAAATCCTGAAGGTCAGGTAATCTACTTTGAGTCTGAGTCTGCTATCTCTAAGGACATGATGGCAACCCGCGACATTGATGTGAAGCGTGTTGGTCTTGTTCCTGTGACTACGGTTCAGGAGTTCCGTACACAATCTATTAAGGTTGTTGATGAGTTTATGAAACTCAAGAAAGAAGATCGCCCACCGCTCCTCTTTGTGCTAGACTCTTTAGGTATGCTGTCCACCTCTAAGGAGGTGCAGGACGCTACTGATGGCAAGGAGACTCGCGACATGACCCGTGCTCAGGTGATCAAGTCTATCTTTAGAATCTTGTCACTGAAACTGGGTCAGGCAGGTATCCCTCTGATCGTTACTAACCATACTTACGAAGTTGTCGGTGCCTATGTTCCTACTAAGGAGATGGGTGGTGGCACTGGTCTGAAGTATGCTGCTTCTAGTATCTTGTTCCTCTCTAAAAAGAAGGAGAAGGATGGTACTGAGCAGGTTGGTAACATCATCAAAGTGAAGGCGCATAAGTCTCGCTTTACTAAAGAAAACTCTGATGTAGAAACGAGGTTGTATTTTGACGAACGAGGTCTTGACAAGTATTACGGACTACTGGAGCTGGGTCAACAGTACGGAGTCTTTGAGCGTGTGGGTAACCGTGTTAAGACTGAGCATGGTAATGTATATCCTTCTGCTATCTACAAGGACCCTGAGAAGTATTTCACACCAGAAGTCCTCCAAGCACTTGACGAGTGTGCCCGAAAAGAATTCTGCTACGGATCTTAATGGAAGCAATTGAAAGCACTATCATCAAGAACTTAGTTAGTGATGATACTTATGTTCGTAAGGTAATTCCTTACATCAAACCAGAATACTTTAATGAATACTCGGATAAGATTCTGTTTGACATCATCAACAACTTTGTTGTGACCTATGGTCAAACTCCTACTAAAGAAGTTCTTAGTATTGAGGTTGATAATCGTAAGGATCTGAATGAAGATTCTTATAAACAGTTGCAGGTCAAGATTGATGACATTGATAACACTGAAGTAGACTCTCAGTGGTTGTTGGATGCTACCGAGAAGTGGTGTAAACAACGCGCAGTTTACTTGGCACTACTGGATAGTGTGAAGATTGCTGATGGTCAGGATGATAAGAGAACTGAAGATGCGATCCCATCAATTCTTCAGGAAGCTCTTGCTGTCTCATTTGATGACCATATTGGTCACGACTATATAGAAGATTACGAAGATCGCTTCGCCTTCTATCACAGAAATGAAAGCAAAATCCCGTTTGACCTTTCTCTCTTCAATAAGATTACGAAGGGTGGTATTCCTAACAAAACTCTCAATGTCGCACTTGCTGGCAC